TTTTACGTAGATCCTGTCACCTACTGCGATCATCTCATCGCTTAGAGTTAACGTACACTTGGTTTCAGCAAGAACAGGTTTCACTGATTCAAGAATATCCTCACAACTACGGTACTTGTATTTACCGAAAGTATTATACTGCCCTTTGGGGGCTTTCAGCTTTTGCTGAATGGTTACTAATTCTTTCATAATTCTGAAATTAATGGTTTGACTTTTAATTCTTTACATCTATAAAGTTATCTTTTATTGACAAGATGTGCAAACAGAAACTTCGCCATTTTAACGCCTTTTTTAGTAACAAAAAACTGCCTGTACGATATTGTACAGGCAGAAAAGCATATGTTTCTATGAAAAAAGTCCAATGTACCTTATGGATCGGCTACGCTTAAAGGGTGTACGGCTCCCGCTGATTTATGCACATCTAAATATGTGGACGGTGCCGGTATCGAACCGACCTCTTTACATTGTGCGCACTCTGTAATGTTTCATCCAAGAATACTGCCCGCCCAAATAAAAAAAGATGTACTATTCTCACGAACCATTACATCTTATCATGATACAACACTAAATAAAGACACGACATCTATAACTGGTTAGGTGTGGAGAAACCCGGATTCGAACCGGGACGATAGATTACCTATGTATGACTTTCTTCAATCTATCTGCATACTTGCGTCTACCAATTCCGCCATTTCTCCAATTAAAAAAGGTACACTATTCTCACGAACCATGTACCAAACACACAAAATAAAACACGACAAAACTACTAAATAACTCTCACGAGCTTGTGAAGCTTGCAGGACTCGAACCTGCACTGGGTGTCTACTTTCTCGAAGGGTCCTACGATACTCATATACAGATTTCCACTGAACCAACTCTGATATTGAGCGCGCCTACCAATTACGCCAAAGCTTCATAGTCTACACAGAGCTCACCGTGTCGCATGGAGAATGTTACTCAAAGCTATCTATATCACTTGTTTTCACAAACAGTTTCCACCGTCGCACGTCCACGTGTAAAGAGATGTGTAGAGACCTTCTTCAATAGAATCAGAAGTGTGGACGGTACAGGAATCGAACCTGTCTCAATCGTTATAAATTGGTTGCGCAACACAAAGCTTTAACCGATAAGCTAACCGTCCGTTTTAAGTGAACTATTCTCACGAACCGTCCACTTGGAAACACAAACACAAAAATAAAACACGACAAATGTGGAGATGAGGAGATTCGAACTCCTGAAAGGTTGATTCCTTTTGCACTATTTTCGGGTAGCTACTCCCTATCTTCATGTACCATACTTACATTACCACGTGCTACTGTAAATCAAACGTAATCCTACTACGCATCCCCGTATTTGCCACACCAACGCTATGATGTGGACTTCAAGTTCTAAAAAATAATAATACTATGAAAAACATGAGTTCACTCTCACGAGTTACTTTGCTCCCGGATAGCCGATCAGAGCACACCGGGATAGATGTAGAACACTTAAATCAAATAAATAAGGGACTCACACCCTACGAAGCTCCTTACTTCGGTATTGTTGGTTAAACATAAATGAGAATTATCTCTGTGAAGGAACCCGGAATCGAACCGGGATGAGTTGTCATGCTCACTACATCTAAGGGCTGACATTCCCTATTGTTGAGTAGCGCGTCTGCCTCTTTCGCCATTCCTTCAATTCGTAGCCGGACACTACCGGCTACTTTGATTGATTTGATATATTCACCCTCACGGGTTACTTAACTCATTTAGAGTTGAGCTGGGAAACGGATTCGAACCGCTGACCTCATGTAACTCTTCTAGTACTCCTTTAGAAACATAGTCATTATTCTGAAAGGCATCAGAACGCCATATAATTTTCTGTTTTTCTCCCAAGAATGTACGCCATGCGCTCTACCCATTGAGCTACCCCGACAAGTGCCCGGCGAACCGGGCTAATCATGACTAATAAAATTAAGCAATGCAGACCTTCACAGGCTATCTTTATTTTGTTTCTTATCTTCATATATGAATCTTACAGCCAATAGCACAACCACTATGAAGAATATGATATATGACCAAGCAATATCACCTCTTGTCGCTTCGATTCCTCCACCTATATACATAGCTACCAGTAAGGCAACTACCGTAAAAATGTTATGAACAATTTTCAATGTTTTCATTTTTTCCGTTTTTTACGTTTGACTTTCTTTGCACACCGACAATGCAGCAATACTTGAGCAGCATTACAATGCCATTTGCCATTCTGAACATTTGCAGGCTTATCACTTTCAATCTTACCTGCCTCAATGAGACTAATCAACTTTTTCTCGCCCCCTACATAGTATGCTGACTTATCTTTCCCGAATATCTCTGTCGAAAACAAACGGAGAATATTATCCAGCAATATTTCAGCCATTTCACCCCTAATAGTTTCCATAGTCCTAAAAATAGCTGGTTACTCAATTCTTGTCACAGTGACAATACCATTATCTTTATCAGATTTAATTCCCCATTTCTTGTCAGGCTCCTTATCCTTTAATCTGTAAGATATTAGGTTCAGGATATATGTCCTATTAGAAATTGGAAAAATTTCTTTTGCGTCTTTTTCCATCTCACGAATGACGCACATAATACTTTTCTTCTTTTCTTCCATTATTGTAGTATTTATGAATTAATAAAAGGAGCGATGAGCGGATTCGAACCGCCGACCTCTGCTTGTGGTGCTCTTCCGTTAAGCTAAGAGTGTTTCTTGAGAGACTCGAACTCTCAACCATCCACCACACACAGCGCTCTAACCAATTGAGCTACATCGCTCTTGTATGTTATTCACTTTAATTCTATCTATATACTTACCGAAATCCTCTGCTATTCGGTTACAGGGTATTTTTTGCACCTCGCTTTTATTGCTGATTGCGGTGCTACTCCGGTGTACCAAACCACCGTCTTACTACAGCCCACTACCTACTCTCACGAGCTTCGTATTCCTGCTACGTAAGCCATATATGTTTTCCAAAATGTCAAAGAACTCTTCTCTGTGTTCCCAGTCTCCTTTCAAAGGCAGGCTCTTAGACCGGACTGGGTACCGGATAACCGGTGGTTTGGTTTGACTTAGTGAGGGTTAGTTAGTAGCTTCATTGGTAATCGCACGAAGAACAACAGAAGCAGCATTCAGAGATTCTTTAACCTTTGCAAGCTTATTGGACTCACTTTGCCACCATCCTTTGTACATGTCAGTCGATTCTTTCTGTACTTTTACTTCATTTTTCAATGATTCATTCTCGGCACGTAGCTCCTTAATAATCTTCTCATTCTCGATGGCTTTCGCTTTTAATTCAGCTCCATCAATAGTACTTTTATCAAGATTTGTAGACAGTTCTTCTACTTTATCAATTAGCTGTGCTTTAGTCATTGCTTGTAGTTCCATAATAATTGATTTTTATGATTGATTTGATTAGTTACTTAGTCACATACCCCATAGCCAAGTTCCCACAAGGATCGCTGTAAAAGTCAGAAAGAGAAAGATTCTTCTTTGGAAATAAGGTTCCCTCTGCAGCAGCTTTGTGC